GGTCAACTAGCGCACCGGCTACGAGAGTGGCAGCCACATTCACCGACGTTGCGGTAGAGCCTGCAGTGGCAGTAGTAGTGAAAAGCTGAGAAGACAAGGATGGCAGGTGTACCTGCGACCTTGTGGACGCGTTTGTTTTGTAAACAACTACCTGAGCAGCACCCCCTGGGATAAGAGGGTCACCGGATGACTGAAAGGCTAGCTTGATAGCGTCTACCAGCGGACCAGCTCTGAAAAGCTCAACAGCACGAGAGGGGTCACGTAACGCGACTAAGCCTGAAGCAGAACCTGGGGCTCCGCCTTCAGCCTCACCAATCAAGCCCAAAACACCACCAGCCGTAACACCGACTTGATTCAGTGCTTCCGCATTTATTTTGGTGATTCCACCTGGACGAAACCGAGTGATACCATTATATGTTACTGACCTGGCCATGTGTCACTCCTGTTCAGTACGACTTGAAAAGTTCGTCCCACTTATCTAGTGGGTGCTTAAAGTTAGCTTCAGCGCCTAACCACGCTCGCATACCGCTTAGATGTCTAGCTGGCAAATTCTTTAGCTTAGCCCACTGTTCAAACGCATATGTTTTTATTTGTGGCGCGCGAACCATTATCTGAGGTGAAGGGCCAACTGAAGCTTCTGGAACACTTTCCTGTTTGTCATTCTTTGCCATTTACTTCCTCACAAATCACGGCTCCAAATCAATCTCAGCCACTAAGATGGAACCACTGGGAGTAGGGGTAGCAGTATCAGGATTAACGTTTGTAAGAACAACCTGAATTGCCTTGAACACTTCATTCTCTACAATGAAGTTGAAGGGGTAGGTGAACTGTAGAGTCATGGTCCTGGTAAAGATTTCATCAGGCAGCAGCTCTGACCTAGGAGCTAAGTCAGTACCTGATATCTTTAGGGCCATGATTCCTTCTGCCTCAAGGAACTTCCTTTGGGCAAACAGTATCGCCTTTAGCACAGTGTAGAGGTATATTACCTCTTCTTGGTTACCAGCTAAAATTTCCAGCTGATACTGTCCGTCATAGTTAGCTCCGAGACGAATTTGTCCCAGACCATTCGCAGCGTAAGACCTTACGGGTTGTCCGTAGGGAGCCTCTAATGCATCTCCGTAGCGGATGTCCACTACGCTTGTATTGTTACAGTTTACATCAAAAGTACCTATTATGTCAAGTTGATCAGATGAAATTAAATTGATCATCTTCACTTGGCCTGCGCCTGCACCACTTACAACGTGTAACTTTAGGCAGGGCCAACTAGACCTAACAGAAAACACTTCGTTAATCAGGTCTTGGTCATCGGGTACAAAAGTAAGCGCTGAGTTCGTAGGTCCACCAGGAATGGTAACGTCCGCAGGTATCTGAGACGCTACTCTTAAACCACCTAAAACCAGTTTAGGAAGACCTGACATTCCGCTGGTCGTGGTAGCTGTGCCTCCACCCAAAGTGTCCACGGTCATGGACTGATCTGGCATATCGTAGTGAGGAGGAACTCCTACTATATCGAATAAGAACTCCTGAGACTCGGCCTCAGTCTTCATTAACATTACAACTGCAGGTACTTTGATTTCGTTGCGTGGATAGTTGATGGAGAAGTCAATTGTCTTCTCCAGAAAGAAAGTCTTTATCTTATCTTGCTGTGCTAGCGGCAAGTTCTTGAACAGCATGTTGATAATCCGTGGGTCCTTGCGTAAAGCAGAAAACCCATTAATTATCGCTCGCTGTAAGATTACTTCGGGTAGTGTAGACATCAGAGCACCTCTGTAAGCAGCTTGCTCATGTGTTTGGGAATGATGTTGTCCGTCAATTCGCGAACAACTTCATCCGCTAATTTAATCCCTACATTTCCAGGATGCTGCCATGCAGGCTTTCCTGCATTGGGACCTGACAGCGCAATAGTTGTCTGGTCATGAATGGTGCGAAAGACCCTAGGCTTAGTTAAGTTTACATAGCCATGAACATTCAGAGGAACGATACGATACTGCGTGATTGGTGATTTGGGGCGCAATGTCGCCGCTATTGCACGAGGAAACTTCCTCTTCTTAGGAGGCCAGGGTAATGCGTTCCTCATTAGTCCAGGTTTCATGTCGAAAGCAGGACGTCCTTCCTCTATCCCGTAAGCAAAAGGACCTGTAAGCGCCAAGAAAAACGACATATCGTCCACCAGCTGTACGCTTATGGCTTCTTGATACTTTTGCCTGGAAGACTTTAGTCGCCTTCCAGCCTCTGCTTTCCAAAAAGACTTGCCTTCCATTGCGATTCGACGCAAGGTAGCAGGAAGCTTTTTCCTAAGGTTCTTTGGGGCGTCCAATAGCTTTAGAGGAAGTTCAACAGTGATGGCCACTGTCGATCGCGAAGCATATAGAGCTACTTCGGTCATATCTTTACTCTTCCAGTTAGCGCTAGTTGCTCAGCCTGGCGCATTGTTGGGGTTGCTTTGTCCGTAGAATTCATGAACGCCACGTGCTTTTTGCGAAGTACCACACGTTGCTTTAGGTCCCGTCCACGGTCTACTCGCTGTAGCGGGCTAGCGTACACAATCCACTCTGGGTAATAGTGGTACTTTAGTACGTAGAATACTCCATCTTTAGGCTTTTTTCCAATCCAAATGATTTTGTTGTCTACTAGTCTAAAGTCTACATCCGCGTCATATACTACGTTGTTTTCGTCCTCACACCACACTGCACAGCCATCACTGGGGTACCACAAACGGTCTTCTTGTGGAGACAGGCTTGTCGGTCGCACCTTTGCGTTGCTCAAGTATGCAGCGTTTCTCTGTATGACTTGTCCTTCATTGAGCACATCTGTGAGACACAGTGTAACCTTGTCCATGTCGTGTAAGTCTGGAGCACCGAATGCTGGGGAGAACACACAGTCTCCTGGGAAGGCCAAACCCACGTCCAACAGTTGGCGGTTTCCGGCATTAACCTGAGTTAGCAAGCCTGTAATAAGCTGTGCGTTACGGTAGATAAACCCGTCACCGTGACAGGAATTGCAGTTAAGAGAACGAAGGTTAGTTGCCTCTGTAGAGTTCTTTTCGTTGAAAGAAGCTGTAGCGTCTCCCTTCCTGCAGAAAGGACAAGCTATTGCAGCCTCCAAAATAACTTGGTCCCCTCGGTCTTGTACAAACTGGTCCATGAGTGGGAAATCCCAGTCTGCTCCAAATTGATTTGCTGCTGGCCAAGCTCCGTATCCGCCAACTAGGTTAAGTGGTCGGCGGGTAGGAGCTAGCCCTGCCCCTTGTCCTACGAACAAGAAAGTGCCAACTGAGCTGAGTAGGCTATAGGTCGTTCCTGCACGTAGGTCAGCAGGCTGTCCTGCAAAAGTGAATACGCCTACACCCCCGAGTACAAACCTGAAGCGAAGTAGACCTGCTGGAGACCCTGACAGGGTAAACACGCCTACATTACCACCAAGTAAGCGCGAGCGACGTAACCCAGCAGCTTGTCCTGTGAGTGTAAACGTGCCTAGATTGCTGACTACTCTTCGTCCTCGTGCGAGTGTCGCAGGCTGACCTGTGAACGTGAAGGTGCCTACAGCACTGACTACTCTTCTTGTACTTCTAAGGTTAGCTGCTTGCCCGGAAAGTGTGAAAGTGCCTACGTCACTTCCAAGCCTACGTCCATATTCTAGGTTTGCAGCTTGTCCGGAAAGTGTGAACGTGCCTACGTCAGCGGTTAGTCGCCTTCCCTTAGATAGGGTAGCGTCTTGTCCGCTTAAAGTGAACGCGCCTAAATCCCCACTAAGCCTGCGCCCGTATTCAGGGTTCGCATCTTGCCCAGTAAGTGTGAAAGCACCTACATTTGCAGCCAGCGTGTAGGTACCCGATGCTGCTGACTGTAAAAGCAGCAACAGCATGGATTACTCAAGCAGTAAACGAAGTTTAAAGATAGTGGTTTCTGTCTCCAGTATGCTGCTATCTATGACTATCAGCTGCTGCACGTCACCTGTCCGCACAGCGTTTTCACGCTGAATGGATAAATGTAATAGTCTAGCTTCTGCTAGTGCTAGCAAATCTTTGATAGTCATGGGATAGCCCTTTAAGAATAAGTCACCAGAACAACAAGCAGCGGTAGCATTCTGCAAACGAAGCTCGATTGAGCCACAGATAGCGCAATCCGTCTCTAGTCTGGATAATTTCCATACGATTACCAATAATCGCGGTGGGAGCAGCGTACGGATACATAGAACCTCCGTTTACTTTACCTGTGACCACGTCCAGGTACATCACACGCTGCGTAGCATCTTTGTGGAAGTATATACGGTCTTGACCATCGTAAGCGGTCATAGACCCTGTAGTTAGAGTTTCCGTTAAAGGCGCAGTGTTGATCGCTGAGATTCTGTCAGTGGTTAAGTCAATTCGCTCAAAACCGTATGCACCACCACCACGGGATACGAACATGTAACGTCCACGGTAGTTAGCGTTAGTGGTACCAAAAGCCCAGTTTGCGTTAGTTCCAGTTCCCTTAGCGTTACCTTCCAAGATCGCATACTGCGTGGCGCCAGCTGTGGGTGCGGTGATAGTGGACACCGTAAGCGTGTTGGACGTATTGCTGGCTATGATGACTTCAATTGGCGAACCAGTTGATGACAATATGCGCACGCGTCTACCAGCGTAGATGTTAACTGCCCAGCTTTTCGACGTATCCTGGATAGTTGTGGTTGACTGAGTGCCTGTAGCAACACCAAAATCTAGCGTACCAATGGTATCGCCTCTTGCAATCGAGTAGCGGCTAACGCCATTGGTAGGTGCTGTAGCAGCCGCTGCAAAAGTGAGCGTTGTGGCAGTATTGCTTGTAATGCGGACCACCTGACCAGCTGCTAGGCCCGAGGCAGCCGTGACAGCGGCAGTATTCAAGTACACTAGACGACCTGCGTGTTCGTTTACCGTCCAGTTCTTTGTGAAGTCAGTTAATGTCGTAGTAGACTGCGCGCCTACGATAGTAGTTGCTGCAGGCGTACCTGCCATTGTGTAAGTGAACGTTGTAGCGCTAGGAACCGTCGCAATTGCCACGTTTGTGACGTTAAAGTTGGCGTCCGTAGCTCCACGAACCGTTACTAAGCCGCCCACCCGGAACTGATGCGGATGAGCTGTCGTGACTGTTGCCGTAGTTGTTACGTTTGCGAGAGTAGAAATCGCGATAGGTAGATGCCCGCCGACTGTAGCAGCAGCGTTTCTAGCTGCTCCGAAATCCACTTGACGACCCCAAGTGGCGACTGCGCTCTCCATGTTGTGAAGCAGCACTGCGGCATTGCCGCCGCTAATCATGTACAGCTTATCAATATCTCCGAAGATAGCGTACACGCTTGTAGTATCTGGAGTGACGTCCCAAGCGTTCTGAACCGTAAGCGCGGTGCTTGTGTTGCTGGAAATCACACGTACTTGACCGCGTCCTGTGCCGTGCAGAATGCGGACTGCATAGTTAGTCCAGCGATTCGTAGCCCACGATTTTGTAGAATCCGATAGAGTAGTGGATGTTCCTGCCGTAGCGGTACCAGCGTCGAAACCGAGAATGAGGTAGCGGCTAGTGGAATCTGGAGCTGTACCCACTGTTGCCCACGTTAGGGTATTTCCAGTGTTGCTCGCAATCTGACGAATCTGGCCAGCAGCCGTGCCCGAGTAAATGAATAACCAATACCCAGCCCACTGATTCGCTTGCCACGCAGCTACGTCCACGCCGTGAGTACCATCAACTAAGGTCGTAGTCGTACCACTGGTAGCTATTCCACGTTCCCAGGTTGTAGCGTTCTCTGTTGTGCGTTCAATTGAGAAGTCCGTAAGTGCCGCCGCGAACAAGTTGGTGTATGCAGGTAGAATGAACCAAGTATCAGTCAAGATGCAGTACGCCTGCATAGTATAAAACGGCGCAGCTGCAGCTCCGGACGCGCACAAAACCATTCCGCTTGCAATTCGGAACACCGACGTAGAGTCAGGAGTAGTTGCCCATGCTGAATCCA